GATATATCAATGACTGAGGAATGGTGGCGAGCAATGCCCTCAATGCGTACCAGGAGTAATCCCCGCGGCACGATGGATATTGAAGCCCTTGAACGCGAGCTGAAGGAAGCGGCAGACGACGCAGACCTAAACGGTCCCGGTCAAATGGAATTGCTGTTATCTCAACGGCTGGGGCTCGAAGCGGCAGAACGCGGGGGCGGCTCTGGTCAAACGCCGCTAGCTCGCTATTGGTCCGCAAATGTGGAAGGTGCCACTATCCCCGGGCACGACGTTATGTTGTTTGTGGGTATGGACCCCTCCGCGGGGCTTTCGGACCCCTTCGCAGTCGTGACAGTTTGGAAAGACGGCAGTATTTACCGCTGCCTATCCCGTCAGTTTTTGACGAAGAAGGCAGAGAGTGAGGCAAGCAAGTCGACCCGAAAGGTTTATGCCGACGCTACTGCCGCGGGGGAATTAACAACGCACGACACCACCGAGGAGCTGGAGGCGGCGGTTATAGCTTACAGCCACCGATTGAATGACCACCCCGGAGGCGTTACGTTCTGCGGAGACGCTGCGGGTCTCGCCGGATTTAAAAGCCGATTCGAGGGCGAGGTGGCTTCCTATACCCCCGTGCCTCAGGGTTGGCAATTGCTCCAGTCCCTCGAACTCGCCGGAGGTCTCGCACACGATGACAACCTAAGGCACACGGGGCAACCGCTACTCGCCGCGAATATCGAGAACCTAGTTTTAGAGAATGGACGGATGCGAAAGTATGACGCGGGCTCTAACGGAGTCGGTCACGCAAAGATTGACGGGGCTATGGCTCTCCTATCCGCACTGTTGCAAGCTAGCACGGGTCGTAACTTCGACCCGGGGGCGTTAATTGGCTAGCTAAAACTCTATCTACGGATAGAGTTATGCAAAACAGTTTGGGGGCATCGTTGGGGGCATAATTTAAATTTAAAAATCAAGACCCGCATAAAATAAGGCTATACGACCACAGTTCAATTCCCCCCGGCTCCACCAAACTCCTCAAATCCCACCTTCACCGGTGGGATTTTTTTATGTCTAGAGCCATTATTTACGGGGCTTTCAGTAGTTTCAATAGGTTTCAAAAGAGTTAGTTAGGCTCTATTCAAAGTCAGAGTTTGGGGGCACAATTGGGGGCATATACAAATTAACGCCCCCGACCGAGGTAACGATGCCCCCAGCACTATCCGATGCCGCCTTACGTGCCGCCAAGCCCGCAGCGAAGCCCTACCGGCTGTACGATTCTGGGGGTCTCTACGTTGAGGTCGCCAAGACCGGCTCCCGGCTCTGGCGGCTCAAATATCGGTTTGGAGGTAAAGAGAAACGCCTTGCCCTCGGGTCATACCCTGCCACTGGGTTAAAGGATGCCCGTGCAAAGGCTCAGAAAGCCCGCGAACTATTGGATAACGGAATAGACCCCTCCATAGAGAAGAAAGCCGCCAAGGTCGCGTTAAACGTCTCGCAAGGAAACTCCGTCGAGATCATTGCCCGCGAGTGGTTTAAACATAACCTCGACAAATGGGTACCCAGCCATTCCGACAAAATCCTCCGCCGGCTGGAGCGTGACGTTTTCCCGTGGATTGGTGCCCGCCCTGTCTCCAGTATTACCGCCGCCGACGTTCTGTCAGTTATCCGCCGGATTGAAGCTCGGGGGGTTACGGAGACGGCACACCGAGCCGCTCAGAATCTCGGGCAAGTATTTCGGTTTGCTATTGCCACGGGTCGGGCAGATAGGAACCCTGTGCCTGACCTAAAGGGTGCACTCGTATCCGCCAAGACTGAACACTTCGCCGCCATTACCAAACCCGCGGAGCTTGGTGCCTTGCTTAGGTCCTTTGACGAATTTAAAGGCACCCACCACGTTCGGGCAGCTTTACTGCTATCTCCTTTGTTATTTGTACGCCCCGGGGAGTTAAGGTCTGCCCGCTGGTCAGATATGGACCTAGAACGCGGCGAGTGGAAGTTCACAACCTCCAAGACCAATACGGAGCACCTCGTGCCCCTCGCCCCCCAAGCCGTGGCTATTCTGAGTGACTTGCAGAAATTGACCGGTAAGGGCGTGTTTGTATTTCCCGGACGTGGCGACCGTTGTATGTCCGAGGCTGCGGTGAACGTCGCATTACGAAGGCTCGGCTACGACACTCGCACGGAGGTTACGGGGCACGGATTCAGGGCAACCGCTCGCACACTTCTCGCAGAGGAGTTAAACGTAGCCCCCGAGGTCATTGAACACCAGCTCGCCCACGCCGTCCCGGATACGTTAGGGCGTGCCTATAACCGAACAAAATACCTAAAGGACCGCCGCGAAATGATGACCCGATGGGCGGACTATCTGGACCACCTCAAGGCTGGGGGCGTTGTTCTACCTTTTAGGGGGGAACGTCGTGGATAAAGCGGAACTGACGGCGGCAACAGTTGAAGAGTACAGAGTAAAGACTAACACCGGGCTTATTGTTCGCGTCCGTGATTACGGGGGCGGAGTTATCGCCGCCTCCGTGGTTAATCCTAAGTCCAGCCCGTGGGTGGGCGACGACTCCACCGAAACTCAGAACCTCAGGGAGCAAGAAAAACTAGCGTTGGAGCTCGTTGTAGACAAAGCTCGCCGACGTAGTCTCGAACGCGAGACGGCAGCCGTTAACAAAGCTAACGCTACACGCCCCCGACAGAATCGCGTAAATCTATCTGTGGAGGACGTAGGGAACTTCCTTTCGTACCACGGCATTGGAGAATTTCACCACGGACTAATCAAGCGAGTTATGGCGGAGTTCGACTGCAGCCGCAAGGTTGCCCGTGACCGGCTATCTAAATTACTCCCTAACGCCCGCTAAGGTGTAAAACTCCTTACAAATCAAGGGTTTAGGTATTTACTGACTCGACCCAACCTCCTACGATTGACTCCATTACTAACTAAGTTTATGGAGTTCCATTGTGGACAACTCGAACCAATCTGGACTGGGGACCGTTAAGCAAGCCGCCCTTTTTTTGCAAGTTTCTCCGTCTAAAGTTTTTGCCCTTATCCGGTCCGGCAAACTGACTCGCGTAAAACTGGCTGAACGTACAACCCGGGTCCGCTGGTCTGAACTACACAAAATCGCCGGGGTGGGCGAATGAGCGGCAGTCGGCAGCAAGCTCACGAAGCCGCGATCTGGGCGGTAGAGCGGGAGCTGGAGATAATTGGACTCAAGCCGCGGCATACGTGCACTACGCACGACCTAAAGTCCGGGCAATACCAGACCTACGCCCGCCGTCGTATGTTGGGCACTGATATGCCCTGCGACTTGGTGGTGCGACTAAACAAGCGGCTTATTTTTATTAAAGCAGCAAACGTCCGCACCAACTTCACCTCGGCTCACCGATTCCTCGCCTACATCAACGAATGCGGGCACGACTACCTAATCGTGTCGACGGGAGAGCCGGTAGGGGAAAAGCTCCGAGCTAAGTTCCCCCAAACCATTAAAGCCGCCGACGAAAAACCGCACGTCGCACGAATCATTCACCTGAGCGACTTGGAGTCGGTTATTGGCAACCTGAAACGCCCACAACCTAAATCCGCAACCCCCCAGGAGTAAACCTATGTCAGACAACCTCGAAGCTGTTAACCCATTTGACCCGGCTCAGTTCGCCGTTACCGCCACCACCGCCGCAATGTCGACCCGCAAAATGCTCACGCACTGCCGGGTTGGTAAGCCCGCCAAGACGGCATTTGTACGAGCCTCCACACGTGCGGAGGACTCAATGCACGCCGCCGTGCTGGAGTTGAAAGAGGAAGGCGAGACTTATCTCCTCGCCCCCAACGTAGCGGCAGAGTTGCCCGGTCTCGCCGCCTTTGTATCGCTTACCGTCTCCGTCGACCGCCAAGGAAACCCGTTCCTGTGGATGGTCAAACAACCCGGCGTAGACGGGCGTGACAACGATTGGTCAAAGTCTATGCGTGAGGCTCAGGCTGCCGCGAGGAAGCGTTGGATTCGCGTCGAGGCAAACATGGGAGGCGGTGGCTATGACGTATACGAAGCCGCCGCCGGTATCTCTGAGCCGGTATTCCCCGAGCACACGCTGCCGGACTACCTCAAGGTCGCCTTTGGTGAACAAAACATTATTCGCGACGTAACCCACCCTGTGATTCAACGCCTACTGGGTGCCGCCTAATGGATGACCGGCTCTCCCATTTTCAGCACGTATGGGCGTTCGATTTTGAATACGTGTCGGACCCGGGAGAGCCGCCGGAGCCCGTTTGCTTTGTTGCAATTGACGTTATGACCGGACAACGAATCCGCTTATGGAGGGACGAGATGCGGAACGGCTGTCCATTTCAAACTGGTCCAGAGTCCCTTTTTATTTCCTACTCCGGAGCTGGTGACATTGGTTGTTTTCTCCAGCTCGGGTGGACGGTACCTGCCCGCTTGGTGGACCTGTACCCAGAGATTAAGCAACGCCTTTATGACCGCCCTAACCCTGTCAGTGCTTCGTTAATAAACGGGGCAAAGCTCTACGGCGTGGCGACGATAGAGAGCGACGAAAAGACCGCAGCTCGCAACCTAATTATTTATCGTCGGTATACGGATGCCGACCGTGAATTCTTACTGGACTACTGCGAGTCCGACGTGGTGACTACCGCAGAACTCTACCGCAGAATGTTCTATGAGCTGACCGCAAGCCCTGAAGTTTGGAACGGTGTATTACTTCGAGGGCGATACACCGCAGCCCTCGCCCGTATGGAGCTAACGGGAATCCCGATTGATATGGAGAGCTTGAACCTCGCCAAAAAACATTGGTCCACAATTAAGCTCCGGCTGATTGCTGCCGTAGATGAAAAGTATGGCGTGTACAACGGCACAACCTTTAAGGCTGCGGCATTTGAAAACTATCTAGCCCGTGAGGGAATACCGTGGGCTACTTTGGAGTCCGGTGCACTCGCACTAGATGATGACACCTTCCGGCAGATGGCGAGAGCCTACCCACAACTTGGGGAGCTTCGAGAACTTCGCTACGCGTTAGGCGGTATGCGGCTCTCCAGCTACACCATTGGACGCGACGGCAGAAACAGAGTTTTCCTAAACCCCTACGGCTCCGTGACTTCACGCAACCAACCAAGCAATTCCAAATTTGTTTTTGGCTCTGCTAGGTGGATGCGTTCATTTATCAAACCAGCCCCGGGGCGTAGCTTGGCGTACTGCGATTGGAGCAACCAAGAAATGGCGATTAACGCAGCTCTGAGTGGAGACGTAGCTCTATGGGAAGCGTACGAATCCGGCGACCCCTACCTCGCGTTTGCAATTCAATGTGGCATGGCACCCGTTGGAGCAACCAAAGCCACGCACAAGTTGGAGCGGCAGCGGGCTAAGGGCATCGTTCTCGGCGTTGGCTATGGGATGGCTGCCGATAGCCTTGCCAACAATGCCGGCATTACTCGCGACGAAGCACGCGAGCTGCTAGCACGACACCGCGACACCTACCGGCAGTATTGGAAATTTGTCGCGAATGTTCAGGATGCGGGCTGCCTCGGGAGTGAACTCCGCACTAGGTTTAACTGGACCCGAAGGCTCAAACAAGGAGCCGTAGTAAATCGCCGCAGCCTCCAAAACTTTCCGGCTCAGTCTAACGGTGCCGAGATGATGCGGCTTGCGGCTTCCGCACTGACGGAGATGGGCGTAGCCGTTTGCTGCCCCGTGCACGATGCGTTGCTAGTGGAAGCGGACACCGCAGATATGGGGCGAGTGGCGGAGCTTACGTGCCGCGTGATGGGCGACGTATCTGAACTAATACTGGGTGAAGGTAAACGCGTGCGAGTGGAGGCGGACGTTGTGAGCTACCCCGAACGCTACTGCGACGAGAACGCCGGGGCGATGTTTGAAACGGTTATGCGACTCGCCCGGGAGGCGGAGGAGCTGGAAGTTTCTTCTCAGTCGAGCGGGCTAGCCAGTCTTGTGTCGGACCAGAAATAGTAGGCATTTGAACCCCCTAAATGTAGAGAACATTGTAACAATGAGACCCAACAAATTCGACCCTTCGCAGTTTGCAATTAGCTCTCAAGAGCCAATTAACGGACAGATAGAGGAGCGGTTGATAGCCGGTCCAGGTATGCCGGAGGCGAAGCTAGCGAGGGCTGCCCGCAAGCCTGTGGAGTTCTTCTTACTCAAGGTCTCAGGCGTCCACACGTTAGAGAAGCGACTTAATGGCTACTTCCCTGCGTTCCGAATTGCACTCGCGGCAGTTCACCTCGCCAATACCCGACCCGGCAGGCGGTTCAAACTGTCGACTGCCCGCCTCGCCGAGTTTGGTTACACGGAGGCTCAACGCCGCCGAGCCTTAGGCTACCTACAACTTATTCCCGAATGGTTCACCGTTGAGACGGAACGCGGTCGGGTCTCAACAATCGAAGTTACCCCCGAAGGTATGACCGCGATCCAGTACCGCCGGACTGGTCGAGGCAGTACCAGCTAAATCGTTCGTCACGGACGATTAAATCGTTCGTTACGGACAATTAAATCGTTCGTTACGGACGATTAAATCGTTCGTTACGGACGATTAAATCGTTCGCCACGCACAGCCCGTATCCCTATTCTTATTTCTTTGGTTCTTACTTCTTTATATATAAACATACGGACCCCTTTAGATGGATGACATAACCCCACGTAAGAAGCTCTACTCCTCTACTCGTTGGCAAGAGGCTAGAGCTAAGTACCTGACACGGAATCCCGTATGCGTGCACTGTGGCAAACGTGCCGTTGTGGTCGACCACATTGCCGGGCACGGTGACGGGTGGCGTGAGAGATTCTGGAATCCCGCCGGTTGGCAAGCCCTGTGCAAGCCGTGTCACTCACGCAAGACCGTTGTAGTCGACGATATGCAAAACGCCCGTGGACTCAATGGGTGGCGGGTGGCTATGACCCGCACCCGCGGGGGGGCAGTCGCCGAAGTAGAGGGTAAGCCCAGATCACGCCTCCATGCTTCGCACGCACCTCCGACCACCAGTAAGCCGACCTCTACTGCCGCAGACCCCAGAACCTCTGCCGCAATAGCCCTCTTATCCAAACTAAAAGGAAAATAACCATGCGTAAATCGTCCCTAACCTTGGTTGACAAGGTGAAGTCGACCCCGGACTTCACTCCACCGGACTACATCCCCCGGGAAGTTGAGGAGCACTACCAACAAATATGCCGGCACCTCTGGAGTGGCGGAAGGTTTCACGAAACGGATGCCCTCTTAGTTGGGCAGTACGTCCTAGCCCATTACGAGGCAGGCGTGGCTCGCGACTGTTACGCCACCGAGGGGATGCTGGTTGAGACTACCGCGGGACAGAAAGCCCACCCGATGATTGCCGTATCCAATCAGTGCCGAACAACTGCCGCCAAGCTCGCCGCCACGCTGGGGCTAGGACCGATGCACCGCCACCGGATGGCTCAGACCATCGAGCAAGCTGCCCCCAGCAAGGCGACGGCTACGGGCTGGCACGCTGCAGCACGAGGAGGTAAGTAATGACGACCGCGAATCCTAATTGGTACTGGGCGGAGTCGCCCCTAGACCTCATACCACCAACCGAGGATATAAACGGCAACGGACAACGGTTTATGGACCTTGTTGGTAACTTCGTACTAACTCAGGGACCGCTAGCCGGCAAGCCTTTCTCCCTTGCAATTCTGCCGTGGCAAGAGGCTTTCATCCGCAAGGTATGGGGCGACGTAAACCCCGACGGCACCCGCAAGATAGCGGAGGCGGCGTTAAAGATCGGAAAGGGCTCGGGCAAGACGACTCTACTAGCCGCTATCTGTATTGCGAGTCTGGTGGATTGGGAAGTTCGAGAAATGAACTACGGGAATCAGATTATTTTTATTTCTGCCAACGTCGCCTCCGCTGACTTAGCATTTCGCCACGTCCGGGAGGCTGTTGCGATTGACCCGTGGCTACGTGAGAGATTTCACTCGAACCTATCTCGCCGCGAGATGACTTACAAGCCCACTGGGGCAATGATAAAAGTTATCGCCCCTGATTTAGAAAACGCAATTGGTTTACGCCCAGCACTAATTTTGGCGGACGAGCTGCACCAAGCCGCTGTCGTCAATAAAGATTTTGCGAGCGTGATTGACCAGCTCCGCCGCGGGAGTCAAAACACCACCGAGCCGCTATTTATCGGCGTGACTACTGCCGCTGTTGCACGCCCGGAGGGTTACTACCGCGAATGGCTAACCAGACTGCGAGCCATTCGCGACGGAGCGTTGGTTAACGATACGATTCTGCCGGTCCTGTTTGAGTTTCCCGACAGCAAGCTACGCCCCGACCTTGATATATCAATGACTGAGGAATGGTGGCGAGCAATGCCCTCAATGCGTACCAGGAGTAATCCCCGCGGCACGATGGATATTGAAGCCCTTGAACGCGAGCTGAAGGAAGCGGCAGACGACGCAGACC